GCCGACCCCGGGGAGCCTCCCGGCCGTACCGGGCACGTCCGCTATCCCATGGTGGACCGGCGTGCCCGGTCTCGACCCGGACGTCCGCTGGGAAAGCTGGAAGTACAAGGCCGAATGCGCCGCCATCGCCTGCGCGGTGCACGTCCTCGGCCTTGACGCGGGGCGGGCGGACTGGCTGCGCGGGCAGATGAAAGCCCCCGTCAAGAAGTGGGTGGAATGGCTCGCCGGTGGCGGCGAGGCGGAACTGCCGAAGCGGACAATGACGCTCCGGCTCGTCTGCGAACGCAGCGCCGTGATCCACCCGGATCAAATCCTGGACATCGCGCAGGAACTCTGCAAGGCCGGGACGCTGAGGTAGCTTGCCGTGAAGCCCAAGCTGGTTTTCCTCGCTGCCGCTGCCGGGACCGTGCTGTACGTGTACGCCGGCAGCCAGCATGCCGGGACGGCCACCACTACAACCGCTGCCAGCCCCGGCAGCGTGCCGTCTGGGGCGCTGTCCTGCTCTGGCCTGGAGTCCTTGTGGGAGCAGGCAGGCGGGTCACCGAGCGCGGCGTTCATGGCCGCTGAGATCGCCACCGCCGAATCATCCGGGAACCCGGGCGCCACCGATGATGACGGGAACGGCACCGTTGACCGGGGCCTCTGGCAGATCAACAGCATCTGGCCCGGGTCGACGTATGACGAGCTCAGGAACGCCCAAGCCGCAGTCCAGATCAGCCATGACGGGACTGACTGGTTGCCGTGGGTCACCTATAGCTCGGGTGCGTACGAGGGTAAATGCCGACCAAGGAGAACGCATGACATCCAAAGGACCGTTTGAGACCGGGCAGGAAGCCCGCGCCGCCGCCCATGAGATCATCCCGCCCGGACAGGGCCATGCCCTGTCCGCAGCCCAATGCCGGCAGCTCATCGCACAGACATGCGCGGAGCATGGCGTCGTGCTGGGGTCGTATGACCATCAGGTCCTCGTGGAGTGGATGAGCCAGTGGGGGACAGCCGTGTGTGAGATCGTCGCGGATGCTGTGATCCGCGCCCACGAGGCTGGCCAGCGATCCACCCGGCAGGAGGATGAGTCCAGTGACTGACATGGACGAGGACATCGTATTCATCCGCACGATGACAGAAGACGAGAAGCACGAGGCGCTCATTTTCCTGTCGGGTTTCAGCCCCGATGGGTTCGCAGCCATCAGGGGCCGCGTTCTCCAGGAGCGCGAACGCCGGGCACAGCAGGAGGGGGAAACCGATGCCTGATGATGGTGTGGCCGCACTGCGCGAAAACCTCGCCCGGTCCCTTCAGGGTGGCCCGTGGGGTGAGGCCGCCGCTGTCGCGGTCCTGCTGGACTTCAAGCCGATCGCGGGAAACCCCAGGTTCGCTCAGCACGTGAGCAGAAACGGCGCCGGCTGGCATGCGCTGACCGGTGACCTCACCTGGTCCACGGCGGAGCGGTTCCTGATCGCAACCGCTGCTGGCTTGTGGGGCGGGCAGGCGTACGGCGCGGACGTGTACTGGGTGCGATTTCTGCCCGAGGATTTTTATGCGGTGTGGCAGGCGATGATCACAGCGTCCCGTACCGGTGTGCTGCCGGGCTGAGCGCGTTCTGTTGGCACCGTCCTGCCCGTTCCGCCATCATCACAGCCATGCCCACCGTCGAGCCGTGCCCCGGCAGTTGCAACGCCCGTTACCGGGAAGCCCGCGAAGCCTTCAAGCAGGCCCTCGCCGCCTACGAACGGGAAGGCATCCTCGACCCCAATCAGACCCGCCCCGAACCACCATCCATACAGCCCATACTGGGCGACCCCGTATGGTGCGGCCGGTGCGCGTCCCGTATCCGCAGCAGCCTCGCCGATCTCGATGAGCTCGCCGCGATGCTCGGCTGGGTCGCTGACGGGCACGCCACCTCCGCTGGCAGCGACGCCGGCCGCGTGTCCGGCACCGCCGAAATCATGTCCCCATCCGATGCGGCCGATGAACTGGCCGACCTGATGAACGTCCTGTCCGAGCATGAGAACGCCTACCGGGAACAGGTACTCGCGATCGGCACCCCACCGCGGCGCGGATACCTCGCCGCCACCTCCACCCAGTGCATCGCCTGGCTCGGCCACCACCTCGATGACATCCTCACCTCCGGGATCGCCGAAGGGTTCGGTGCTGACGTGCTCGCCTGGCACAAGGTATGGAAACGCCAGGCCAAGGCGGGGGCCCGGAAGCTGACGAAGCCGATGCGCTGCCCCTCCTGCCAGCTGCTGATGCTCGTCTGGCAGGAGGGTGAGAACCGGGTGGACTGCGCGAACCCTTCTTGCGGGCGGATCCTGTCCTACGCCGACTACGACGCCGAGGTGGCGGCGCAGGCTGAAGCGATCACGCCGGGGAAAGGCAGCGAACCACTGACATCGTTAGTCCCGCGAGTCGCTGCCTGACCAGGTACTGCTCCTGTGTAGTATTCGTGGTGGATTTCCATACCCAGAGCCGCCCCCTAACCGGGCGGCTTTTTTGCGTGCGCGGGAGGCTTGTGTGGATGAGGCAGTGCTGAACGTCAACGCCCTGCTCACGGCCACCGAAGCTGCCACCTGCGCCGGGGTAACCGTCGCTGCGATCTGCAACTGGCGCGCCCGGGGCTGGCTCCCCGTGGCCACCGATGAGCAGGGCCGGGAAATCCGGGACCGCCGCGGCCGGCCGAAGTACCGGCTGCTTGATGTGGCCAAGGCGGAGAAGGCGACAAAGGAGCGCGCCGAGAAGATGGCTCAGGGCCTGGGGCGGCGTGCGTTTCCCGCAGCAGCGTGACCGATAGGCTTTGACGTGGGCAATTCGCCCCCTCCAAGCCTCGCCCGATCGGTTCCGCCATGCTTCACGCTGCCCTCATCGCTGCCTGCTTTCTCATGTTCCCCGTCTTCACCGCCGCTGTGCTCCTGCTGACGGCATCCCACGAGAGCGAACCCGGGCGTGAGAGCGAACCTGAGCGTGATGAGGTTCCGGTCGCGGCCGTGCCGGCTTTCCCACTGAGATCCTGACTCCGGCCCCGGGGTTCAGGCCAGCCCCGCCCGGAAGGATCCTGCAATGACCAGCCCCACGCCTGTCTCGCCGACGCTCTCACTGTCCACCGACGCCCCCGTGTACAACGTCGGTGACACGCTGACCCTCACCGCGGACTACAGTGACGCCTCGTCCGCGCCGCTGACGCTGACGATCAGCGCGACCGCGACCGACGCGAACGGGGTGTCGGTATCCGCCACCACCACCGCGACGGTAAACACCGGCGTCCAGCTGCCGATGACCGTCGTCCCGTCCGACAGCTTCTCCGACACCTACGCCGAGGTGCCGAGCGCGGCCGGGACCGCAGTGTTCACCACCACGATCCAGGCCCCGCCCGCGTCGTGAGCGCGCTGCTCATCACGGCGACTGTGACGGATGCGTTCGGGCAGGAAGCTACCGCATCGGTCACCGTCGATGTCCTCACGGACCCGGCCAGCGAGCCGCCCGCGCCCGCCCAGGGCCTGTAAGCCGCCGCGTTCCTGGCGCTCGCACGTCCTCACCCATGTGCTCAGGCGCAGCAGCGCCAGGAACAGCGGCATCCCAGCAGCCGAGTTGCGAGAGGAGGTGAAAGCCATGGGTAATGTCACTGTCGGCCGGTACGATGACCCCGCCAGTGCCGGCTACCAGGGATGGATTGAGCCAGACGACAGGACGTGGATCATGTTCGTCGCCAATGACGGGCATCCGGTCGCGTTCCTGAACCGTGACCCGGAAACCGGCGCGGTGCTGTGACCGGCTGGCCGCTGCGGGATGAGCAGCGCGCCAGGGTCCTGGCCTTCACCTTGGCCGCGAGGAGCACCTGATGGCCAGCGGCGAACTACCGGTCTGCGCCCACGGCGTGCTCATCAGCGCCATGTACTGCGAGGCCTGTTACGGCCTTGGCCATGGCTCATGGACGCCGGGAACGGCTCCGTACTCCACGTCCGCGCCCGTGTTCCCGACGCACGTAGTGGCCGAAGCATTGCAGGGCTGGGAATGCCCGAAGTGCCGCCACGTCTTCGCCCCGTTCATGGTGGCCTGCACCTACTGCCCCGGCGATCAGGTGTTCACGAACACCAGCACGGGAACCGCGCCGCAGGCAGGCTGACGGGAGGCGTGATGCCTCTCCAGCCCGGCGGCGATTGACCTCAGGCGGCGGCCCGGCATGGAGCCGGTGAGTATCTGACCAAGATCGTTCTTACGCAAAGATGCAGGCCGCATTCGCCAGACATGGACAAACCGGACATCTGAACCTCATGGATACACAGGCTGGCGGTGACCCTCATGAACACCGGCAAGGAAAAGTGCACTGGCACCGCCAAGCAGACCGGCAAGCGCTGCAAGCGTAAGCCGGCGATCGGCCTGGACAAGTGCGCCATCCACTGCGGGCTGTCCAAGGCTGAGCGTGACCGGATCGCCGCCGGGCACCTCGCCGAGCAGGAAGCCCGCAAGGCGGTCATCACCTTTGGCCTGCCGCGGGACATCTCAGCGACGGACGCCTTGATGGAAGAGGTCCGCTACACCGCCGGTCATGTCGTGTGGCTCCGTGAGCAGGTACAGGCGATCACCCCGGCCGACCTGGTGTGGGGCATGACAGAGCAGGCCGAGAAGAATGCCACGGAGTTCAGCGGCACAGACACGACCTATGCGGCGAAACCGAACATTTGGCTGGAGCTCTACTACCGGGAACGCAAGCACCTGCTGGATGTGACCAAGGCTGCTGTCGCCGCGGGGATCGAGGAGCGGCGGGTCCGGCTGGAAGAGTCCAAGGGCCAGCTTGTCGCGGAGATCATCAAGCGGATCACCGGGCGCCTGGACTTGTCCGCGGCGCAGGCGGCTTTGCTGCCGAGGGTGGCGAGCGAGGAACTGCGCCGCGCCGCGTCCGCCATGAACTGACCTGGGAGCGGCCGTGGCGGTGACGTGGCTTGAGGCTGCCGCGGCAGAGTTCGAGCCCCCGCCAGATGACGTGTTCGAGAAGCTGGGCTTTACTCCCAACCCTGGCCCGCAGACCCGGTTCCTGTCGCTGCCGGACGAGAACATCGATGTCCTCTACGGCGGCGCGGCCGGTGGGTCGAAGAGCACGAGCCTTCTCCTGTACGCGCTGCGCGCCTGTGCCCGGTTCCCGGGCCTGCAGGCGTTCTGGTTCCGGCGCTCCTTCCCTGAGCTGCGGCAGTCGGTGCTGCGGCTGCTGGCCCGCTACCAGCACGCCCGCGCGCTCGGGGCCCGCTGGAACGAAGGCAACTTTGAGCTCCGGTTCTCCAACGGGTCGATCCTGACGTTCAGCCACGCCAAGAACATGATCGAAGCGTCCGCGTTCCTGTCAGCGGAGATCAATCTCCTGCTGATCGATGAGCGGACCACGATCCCGCCCGGTGTCGTGGACATGCTGTACAGCCGTGTCCGGTCCGGCGCGGCGGGGGTGCCGTGCCTGGGGATCCGCTCCGCGACGAACCCCGGGAACATCGGCCACGGCCGGGTCAAGGCCGAGTACGTGAAGGCCACCGAGCACGGCGCACGTGAGGTCATCGACCGGTACAAGCGGCGCCGCCAGTTCATTCAGGCCCGCGTCACGGACACGCCCCAGCTGGGCGAGGAGTACCGGCTGAACCTCGCGGGTCTTGATGAGAAGCTCCGCAAGGCCATGGAGGAAGGCGACTGGGAAACCTTCGAAGGCCAGGTCTTCCCCGAGTTGTCCTGGGACCGGCACGTGGTGCAGCCGATCGAGCTGCCTGCCTCCTGGCGCCGCTATGTGGGTGTGGACTGGGGCTACACGGCCCCGTGGGCGACCGGATGGTTCGCGCTGGACGAGGATGGCCGGGTCTGGATCTACCGGGAGATTTACGAAACCCAGGTCGGTGAGGCTGATCAGGCGAAGCGTATCCTCGCGGCCGAGGACGACGGGGAGCAGATCAGCGTCCGCTATGCGGATGACGCGATGTGGGCGACCCGCGGGGACGCGAAGCCGATCGCTGACGTGTATGCGGAGAACGGCTGCGCCCTCACCCCCGCAGGGAAGGGCCCCGGGTCGCGGGTGGCCGGCTGGCAGCGTCTGCACAGCTACCTGAAGGACGCGCCGGCGTGCCCGCATCACCGGGCGCTCGGCTGGGATATGTGCCCGAAACTGCACGTCTTCTCAACCTGCCCGAAGTGGTTCGATGAACTGTCCGAGCTGCCGCACGCGACCACAGGCGACCCTGAGGACTCCGATCCGAAGGCCCCCGACCACCTCGCGGACCTGACCCGGTACGTGCTGCTGAATCTCGACGGCGGCCCGGCGTTCCCCATCTTCGGTGACGACAAGCCCAGCCCCATCGCCGAGTTCGCTGAGCCCCTGCAGCCCCTGCACCAGTTCGCGTACCGGCCGATGGCTGATGAGCCCTCATGGTTCACCGACGACGAGGACACCGCCCGGCGGACCGTAAGGGTCGTGGATCCTGGATGACGGGGAGGTCTCGTGGCCTTCCGTGACTGGTTCCGGCGTGGCGGCGGCGAGATCGAAGAGGCGGCCACCAAGGCGCTGACCCCGGGCCAGGTTCCGGAGCGCGCCGGGTATTCATACGGCATCCCACGTGGCGGCCTCAACGAGGTCAACTCCAGCATGGGCGGGGCGACCGGAACCGACCGCCGCTCCCAGCTCGAACAGCTCTACGAGTCGTACCTGTCCTGCCCGTGGGCGTGGGCCTGTGTGAACGCCATCGCCCGCACCATCACCGCCGGCGGCCTGGTGATGGACTGGAACTCCGACACCGGGGAAGGCGACGAGAAACCCCCGGACAAGCCGGAGAACGTCCTCGCGCTCGAGCGGCTGATCTCCTGGTGCAACGCCCGGCAGAACATCCGGCAGCTGATGCGGAACGTCGTCATCGACATGCTCGTCTTCGGTGATGCGTTCATCGAGGTGACCTGGTGGGGTGAGCTCCCGGTCGCCTTGTACAACCTGGATAACCCGACCACAACCCCGCTGGCTGATGAGCACGGCAACATCACCGGGTACGTGCAGGTCACCGAATCCGGGCAGCGCGCCGAGTTCGAGCCCCGCGACGTCATCCACCTCTCCCTGGATGCGCCCCGCTCCGGGGTGTTCGGGGTGTCCCCGACGCAGGCGGCGAGCCTGCCGATCACCGCATGGCTGTTCGCCGCGGCGTGCGGGAAGGAAATGGCCCGCAAAGGCCTCCCGCCGAACGTGCACGTCGACTTCCCGGCGGGGATGCAGCCGGGTGAGATGAACCGGTGGCGGGCCCAGTACCAGGCGCAGAACGTCGGCCCCCGCAACATTGGTGTCCCGGTGATGACCAAGGGCGGCGCCCGCATCGCCGAACTGCAGGCGGGGAAACTGCCGGACGTCCTGGCGTTTCTGGACCAGAAGCGCGACGAGATAATAGCCACCTATGGCGTCCCCCCGTCGAAGGCGTCGATCATCGAGTCCGGGAACCTGGGTGGCGGCACAGGTGAAGAGCAGGACATTTCGTACAAAGTCGACCTCTGCGCCCCGATCGGTGAGCTGATCCTGGAAGCGTTCAACTTCTCGGTCAGCAGCCAGGGTTTCGGGATCGAGAACTGGCGAGCGAAGTTCCGCGAGGTCGACTACCGGGCCTCAACGGTGGTTGAGACCATCCGGGACATGCGGCTCCGCAATGGCGCCTGGGTGCTGAACCGGTACAAGGCGGAGATCGGCGAGCCCTCGGTCGACGGGGGCGACGACGCCGTGCTGGTCGACCGGCAGAACCTCGTTCTCTGGTCGGACATGTCCGCGATGAGCAAGGCGATGATCGCCAGCAAGGGCGCCCCGGCTGTCGCGGCCGGGGAGACACCACCGGGCGGTGAGCCGATGGCCCCGGGCGCCCCGGATGCACCCGGCGGGCAGGACGGCGAGGACGGCAAGCCGCAGGAGTCGCTGCTGGCCACGCAGATCGCCCGCTACCGGGCCCGTGTCGCCGAGGCCCTGGCCGTCACGCCCATCACCGAAGCCTCGGGCGGCACGGCAGCCGATGTCTATGACCAGCTCAGCGTTAATTTCCCCGCGTCGGCTATCGCCTGGGTGAAACCGGCGAAGTGGTCCGGCCCCCGGAAGGTGCTGGTCAAGGACGTCGACACGTCCGGCCGGGACAGCTGGGACGCCTCCCACCAGCCCGGCGAAGTCGCGGTGTTCACCAGCAAGCTCCGCAAACGGCAGCGCAAGGACCGGGAACTGAAACCGGTCGTGCTGGTGAAGCGGCCCGGTGCCGGGAAGCTCCTGATCGCGGACGGGCATCACCGGTTCCTCGCCTATGAGAAGGACGGGCAGGCGTACGTATGGGCGTACATCGGCACGGTGGGCAGCGAGCACGGGAAATGGGACGAGCTGGCCCTGTCGCAGAAGCGGGACAAGGCGGCATGACTGAGCACCAGAGGTCGCGCCTGATGCCCGAGGTTGGCCTCCCTCCCGGCTTCGTCCCCCCATCGGCTGCGCTGGCACCGCCAGGGGCAGCCCGCCGCGACCCGGCTGCCCTTCTCGCCGCTGTCGCCGAGGCCCTGAACGCTGCGGAACGGGCCGGCCTGATCATCGCCAGCCTGGACCATGGGGCGATCAAAACCCGCGCTGGCTATGTCGTCCCGTTCGGCACAGCCCAGCTCGGCTGCCGGTGGGTGGCCCGCTCCCGCATCCCCTACGACCCGGAAGGCGGCGAGGGGTGACGGCGGTTCAGCCGCCGAGTACGCCTGCCTTCACTGCTGCCTCACGGTCCACGGGTGGCGCCCGCACGTAAACCTCCAGGATCACGACGGCCATCTGCCAGTCAGCCGACTCGGGCACCTCGTGCACATTCTCCGGGTCAAGGATTCCGCCCGTCACATAGCGGACTGTCTCATGCGGCAGTGTGACCGGCACGAATCCCTGACGGGTGACCAGTTCAAGCAAGTCGTTGCGCATGCGCTGCCGCAGGTACTCGCGGAAGCGGTCCGCCTCCCATTGCTCCCGGGGAACGGCCTGCCCGACGTAGGTGATCTGGTCCCAGTAGGAGTTCGCCGCGTCGGCCAGCGCCCGCGCCTGGCTGTCGCTCATGTGGACGGTAACTCTCCAGTCCCGTGCGGCGTTCATGACTGCCTCGGCTGCGCTCCGGACATTCCGCCTGTCGTTGAGCATGGTCACACCATAGAGCGGCAGCGAAGGGCGGTGAGCGCCAGTGAGCGGTGATGTCCTACGCGATTACATCGCGATCCGTGACGCCGATGACCCGGACCTAGCTCGCGCGCTGATCGAGAACCGGCGGCTGAGGGCGGAGAACAGCGCACAGGGCACGCAGGTCCGCCAGCTGACGGCACAGAACCGCGCTCAGGCCGCAGAGATCAGGGCGCAGGCCAACGAGATCGGGCGGTTGCGGGGAGCGGGCGGCAATGCCTGACGAGCCGCACCTGGACGGCGACACGGACGCGCCTGTCGTCGCGCTTGAGCCCGACACCCTGCCGAACCGGCCGCTGACGGCCGAGGAGGCCTCGCCCTTCCTCGAAAAGGAGATCGGATAGTGGCCGAGATGGCCCCCGTCGTTGTGCCCATTGAAGCCGACCCCGGCAAGCTCATCCAGGTCGCCCGCATCCTCCAGAAGCATTTCGGGGCGCTGGCCGATGACCTTGAGGGCCTCCGCAGTGGCGAGCCTGCCGAGCCGCAGGCCGAGATCAGGGAGAGCGTGCTGTGAAGCCAAGCGTTGGGTGCGGCGTCCACTACGTTAGCTACGGGACACCCGCAGGCGAGTACAAGAGCGAGTGCCGCGCCGCTGTGGTCACGGAGGTTGGTGCGGTGTGGGTACCGGCCGGCGAGGAGGTCCCGCCGGGGACGCCCGTCAGCCTCGCCGTGCTGAATCCGGAGGGGATGTTCTTCAACCGAGGCGTCATGCAGCATGACGGCGACGTTGGCCACGACCACGCGGGAGACGAGATTCCGGCCAGGTCATACCCGGGTGGCACCTGGCATTGGCCGGAACGGGTGGAGTAGTGAAGCACTGCCCGGTGACTGGTGAACTGGTCGCCACCTGCGGCTGCGGGGCCTGCGACGAAGACGACCAGGACGGGCCCGAGCTGGACGAGGACCGCTGATGCTCGCCAAGATCATTGCCCTGGTCGCTCACGAGATCGTGACCGAGTACCGGAAGCTCGACGCCCCGCCTGCTGTACCCGCCGAGCCGCCGGCAGCACCGCAGGCCGATGAGATGCCCCGCTACGACACGTCATCAACGCTCAGCGCATCCACCGAGCGTGCCGGGGCCTGGGACCACGACACCAAGCCGCCAGTGCGCGCGTTCGGGTTCGGGAAGGCAGACTAGGCTCGGGTCATGAGTCATGCTGGGCAGATCATCGAGGACTACTTCCAGCGCAAGGGCCAGCCGCGCGACTCGGCGCTGGACGCGGCCTACCAGTTCGAGATGACCATGCTGCGGGACATGCTCTCACGGCTGGAAGTCATCCTTGACGACGAGGGCGTCGGCCCGGATACCCGCGAGCGGGTGATCCGCTGCATGCTGTACGGCTCCCCGTCACCCGCCGCGGCCGAAATGAGGATGCGGCAGGAGCAGGAGATGGTGGATCTGCTCAACCGCACGTCGCTGACAGTCCACGTTGACGGCATCCATGACGGGGAGTTCGGCCAGCTTCTGGCCGAGACGAAGCGCGCAAGGCGCAGCGCGAAGCCTGCCGGTCTCAGGCCAGGTCCGATCGCCAGCATGTTCTTGCCGGATGGCGGCAAGTGAGCTATCCCTACGACCCCGGGCCCGCCTGTCATCCGTCCGGCGAACCGTTCAGGAACATCTTCCCGCGGCGTCCCAATTGCCGGTGCTCGCTGACACCAGCAGACGAACCTGCCGACGCGCTCTACGCCATCCTCCTGTGCGGATGCAGGATCCGCATCAGTGCCGAGATAGCGAACGAGCCGGTACTGCGCTGCCTCTATCGTCATGGCGGCATAGCTGTCCCGTTCGTAGTGGAGACCGAACCGCAGTAGCCGCGCTGGCAGCGCCGTGATCGCTTTAAGCGCGCTGGATCTCCGGCAGGTACCTGAGCGTCTCCCGGTCGAAGATCCGCATCGTCCCCCGTGTGATCCCGAGTGACGTCTTCACAGGCGCCCCGGCGAAGTTGGCTGGCTGGCCGATCTCCGCCCAGTCCGCCGGATGCAGGAACACTTCCGGGTCAGGCGGGTAGTACCGCGTCCAGACTTCTTCCCAGGTGAAGTTCATCGTCCGCCACAGCGGGTGGCTCGTGTCGGGCACCATACGCTCAGGATGCCAGCGGAGGGCAGGTGAGCGTGACCCCGTGCCCGTCGCTCCCAACGGCCTATTGCGCGCCCGGTCAGCGGGTCTACGCCGGGATCATCCTCGCGCTCAAAGGCGAGCAGGTCGCAGACATCGTGGAGCATCCGTGGCTGGACGGCCGGACGGATGTCCTAATCGTCAATCCGGCCGTGTTTGACCTGCCCAAATTCGAGCCGGGCGACTTCCGGGTGACCGAGGGCAGGTGGCCGTGGCCTCGCCCCCTCACCTGTTCTGCGACATCGACGGCGTGCTGGCCTTCCAGCCCGAGGGCCTGATCCTCGCGATCAACGCCCGCTTCGGAACCTCCCATCTCGTCCCCGAGGCGACGACCTACCCGTTCTATGCCACCCTCCCGCCACGGCAGCAGGTGTGGGCGCAGGCGAACCGGGCCCTGATCGCCGCGAACCTGGCCCCGGACACGATCGCTGTCCGCGCTATCCAGAAGGCGGCCAAGGCCGGTATCCCGGTCACCATCTGCACGGAACGCCCCCCGGTCATGGA